TTAACCGCTATTCACCATTTTAGTGGATGGAATGTGGATGCCATCACTAAGCGGATTCAGGTGAATTGCGTCGCTAAGGTGGTCGGGTGAAAAATGCGCATATGTCATAGTCTGCTCAATTTTCGAATGTCCCAATATTTTATTTAACGTCAAGATATTCCCCCCATTGATCATGAAGTGCGCTGCAAAGGTATGACGCAAAACATGCGTAGCCTGGCCCTTGGGTAGATCTGGCTTTACCTCCCTTAGTACCTTGCGATATTCGACATAGTCAACGTCGAAGAGTCTGCCGGTGGTTTTGGTTTTGACGTATTTCATGACCTCATCAGAAATGGGGACGGTGCGCGCCTTCCCGTTTTTGGTTTTGGTAAACGTCACTTTTCCATGCATCATATTCTGAGCCAGCATATTCAGCGATTCCCCCCAGCGGCCGCCGGTGCTTAAGCACAGAACCGTGAGGCGCCGGGCGTCACCACTTAAAGCTGAAAGCAGCCTTTCGATCTCTTCAGTGCTCAGATAGGACATTTCGGGTCTTTCCTGCTTTAGATCTGTGATCCCTTTTAGTGGGTTCTCTGCGTGGAGATCTTCTGCTTCAGTCAGGACACGAAATAGGCCTCGTAAAGTACTCAAGTCGCGATTAACAGTGGAAGCCTTAACCCCTTCATAAAGGCGCTGGCTTCTGTACTCAGCAATAAACCCCTTATTGATTTTTGAAAGGCGAGGGTCGCCCATATCACTAATTACCCTCTTAAGTTCGCGCTGGCGCTTCTCACCGTACTTATGACTTCGGCCGTGCAGTTCCCACCATCTATCAAGCAGCTCACTTAGCCGCCTGTGATCGGTTGGTTTATCCAGCCAGTCTTTGTCGTGCATATTGCTGATGACATATTTTTCAAAAGCAACAGCATCAGCTTTCTTTTTAAAAATCCGCTGTATACGACGTCCTGTCGCTCCACGCGGTCTAATATCCACTTTATAGCGTCCACCATCGAGCAGCTTAACGGTCATAGCTGTCACCTCTGGTAAACACGTGATCTTGTGTCACGTAACAGATAGTTACGCGATGATTTTCATAGAGATAAGCAAGAAAAATGCTCAGCCAATTTTCTGGTCTGAGGGCTGAGACGTTGTTTCGTCTTGCCCAAAGTGTGCGAGAGCCGGTGCGATTTGCCCGGATTCAGGGGCAATCTTTCCGGTGATGAACCACAGGGCATATTTTTCAAATCGAGGATGATTAAGGATGCTCATAATCACCTCCGTGTTAGGGATTGTTTTTCCTGCCTCGTAACGCCACAAAGCGTCACGATTCAAGCCAAGCATTTTGGCTGCCTCTGGCAAACTTGTGAGGCGCTCACTCTCGCGCATAATCTTCAACTTTTCCGCCACATTCATACTCATGTTGCAAATCTCCGACATGTGAATTATATTTCATTCATAGGTTGGTGGTCTGGGGTATTTGAGGCCATCAATACCCCAAACGTGGAGATTATCACATGAAAGATGCAGTTTTGAGCGCGCTGTTTAAGATTCCAGACCCGATCACCGCTGATGAGTTTTCTCGTCGAACCGGCAAAACAGAGTCAGCCGTTCGTCACATGATGGATCGTCGTCTCTTGCCGATGGTGACAGAGCGCGAAGTGCTCGGCCCAGATGGCAGCACTCGGCGTCTTCTCATTCTGTGGAACGAATGGCTTGAAATGGTTCACGAGGCCACTTCGAGGCTACCTCCGGAGCGGCAGGACTGGCGATCTGGCTGGATTAAGAAGGCCAATAAGTTGGCGGATGATATGGGGGTAAACATGTTTGGTGGTGGGGCTGCGGTATGAGTCCTTATTTGAAAGAAAAAATAGTAATAGGCTTCATCGGCATTAGCATCGCATGCATTAGTGCAATTGCGTTCGCTATAACCCTGAAGTTTATTGATGTGTTTATTTTTTAAGGGCAGCCTACATGAATAAACACCACTCACAGCATGGCAAGTTCGCGGGAAGCATTCGCGGTAACCACTGCGATAATCTACCTAAAGTCACCTGGATAAATAAGCACGCCGGGATTTGTTGCGGCTTCACCATTCGCGTATTACCGCGCAGGGTAGGCAAGAAGCGTTATCAAATTATGAAAGATGGTGATTCTTTCGGAATTGACTTTGCATTATCTGAAGCGCGCAAAACGATAGACCGTATTATCACCAATCACCACTTTATTAATCATTAGGAGAACGGGAAATGAAACGCCTTTATGCTGAACAGATTAATAAAATGCTGGAAGATTATTATTTCAACCTGGAAAACAACCCACAGGGCCGCGAGTCGCATTACGGCGTATTAGCTAGTGGCGTCCAGCACGTTTACGGTACAGCCTTCTGCATGAATGATGATGACGCCCTCAGCGAGCTTCGTCCGTTCGTTAGCGCCATCATGAATGGTGAGGTACCGTCACCAGCAGTTGTAGGGCTTGCTGTATGAGTATCTTCACCGAAGAGAAAACATCGTGGGAACGTGAAATGCTGATACGCGGAGCGGTGGAAAGCGCAGAGCAGGGCTTCACCGTTCACCTGAAGAACGGCGCTCGCGTCTATGTCACCGCTGACAGCCCGTCGATAGATTTAATTATTTACGGTCTGGAGAAAACAATTCGCGGTAATCATGAGCGTGCGCGAATGACGTTTATCGACTTTTTGTATTACTGGCACGAAAGGTTATTTAAACAGGTTAAAAGAAAACCGCACCCCAACCACTAATTAACCAGCGTTAAAAATAACGGCATTCATTTTGCCGGGGCTTCGTTTTGCCTTTTTCAGGAGGTCGCATGTCGATCACGTCAATAAAACTGGATGGCGGAATTAGCGATCCAGAGTTTGTGGAAATAAGCACCAATGCACGGAAACGTGAGCGCGCCCACCTGCTGGGACTGCTGCGTATTTATGTCGGTCAGCTGAAAAAGGAAAGGGCCACCCCGGAAGAAGTTTATTCATCAATCGAACAGTGGGCCGATGCCCGCGAGTTAACCATCACTGAGGAAAGCAAACAATGAACCACTTAATGATCGACATTGAAACACTCAGCACCCAGCCGAATGCAGTGATTTGCGCGATTGGCGCGGTTTTCTTCGAACCATCAACCGGTAAAACCGGCCCGTCATTCTATCAGACCATTGATCCGCGTACCTCTCAGAATCGCGGCGCCCATATCAGCGCTGACACGGTGATGTGGTGGCTTAAACAGGACAAGGAACCTATTAGCGAGCTGGTAGGCGCGAAGTCGCATGAAATTGAGGTGATGCTGGATCTCGCCAAATTCATTGAAGGCGCATTCCCTGAAACCACGAAAAAGAATCTGAAGGTGTGGTGCAAGGGCGGTTCGTTTGATTTCCCGATCCTCAAATCTGCATTTGAACGCTCATCGCTCGAAGGCGTTTCCATGCTGCCGTGGCTTTATTGGAATGAATGCTGCTTCCGCTCGCTGCTTACAGTGGCCGGAGCTATCGGTTACGCCCCCCATCCGCGCCGCTCAGTTGCACACAACGCCTTAACCGACGCCATCTATCAGGCCGAGCAGGTTTGCGAGATCTGGCAGCGCCTGACCTCCCCGCACCTCGAATCATTGTGAGGCGCGCAATGACTAAATCACCTATCAAATGGGCTGGCGGCAAAACCCGCGTCATGCCGCAGCTGCTGATGCAACTGCCGAAAGCCGATTGTTTAATCGAGCCGTTCGTTGGCAGCGGTACCGTGTTTATGAACACGGAATACCGCCGTTACATCCTCTGCGATAGCAATCGCGCGCTGATCAATTTCTTTCGTGTGCTGACTTCCAACACCGAGCGACTGATTGATACCGCTCGCGGAATGTTCCTGGGTGGCAATAACGAAGAGCAATATTACAAGCGCCGTGCGCTATTTAACTCCATGCAGTGGAGCGATACGGGCAAGGCTGATACTGCTTTACTTTATGCCGCTTTGTTTCTGTATCTGAACCGACATTGCTTTAACGGGATATATCGCGTCAATCAGATGGGTGATCATAACGTCCCGTTCGGGAAATATGGCGCACCTTACTTACCGGCTGACGAGATGCGCCGCTTTGCCGAAAAGGCCAACGACACAAAAGCCGTTTTCATTGATGGCGATTTTCGTCACACCATCCCTTACGTTATGCAGCTGGCATATGACGCGGTTATTTACTGCGACCCCCCCTACATTCCAGCCAGCAAGACAGCCAACTTCACTGCCTACGGCAAGCCATTTACCCTGGACGATCACCGCGACCTGGTTGCAACCCTGCTCGATGCTCATCGCCAGCACGGCACCCGCGCGGTGATATCCAACAGCGACACCCCGGAAACCCGCGAGATCTACTCCGCTTTCAATCTCCACGCTTTCAGCGTTCGCCGCTCTGTCAGCGCCAAAAGCCGCGATATGGCCGGTGAAGTGATCGGCGTTCTTCGCGGCGATGTGGGTCGCAACTCTGGCGCATGTGGAGCATGGACGAGCACCATTGAAAATCTGCGGCCGGCGGCGATATGGATCGGGGTTGACCTAGCCGCCGGATTCGATAACGGGGAGCCATCTGATGAACACGCTTGATGCCGTTGTGACGCGAGTTTTGGACGTTCGTCCATATCGCCATTTCTGGATCGTCGAGGTGGAGGTGTTGAGCTGGGGCAGATACAGCAACACAACCATCATCCGCGATAGCGAAAAAGAAGCCCGCCAGGTTCAACCCGGCGACACGGTAACGATCTGAGGATCCGCAAATGAACGAAGAAACCAATTACCGCCGGTTCTGGCGAAACCTTGTGATCTGCTGTGCGCTTTGCTCGCTGTTGTTCTGGATCCCGATGGGATATCTCGCCTTTCGTGTTGGCTCTGTGGTCTGGGATGCGCTGTGGTCTCTTATAAAAATGTAGTGAAATCAAAGGAGAAAACTAAATGGCTTTGTACGAAGAGAAGTATCAACTCAAAGGAAATGAGCTAATGAATCGGCTGCTGGAACAGGTTGATGCATGGAAATATGTCAATAAATACAAGTCAAAAAAGCAACGAAAGGCGGCATTTTGCCGCCAGAGCTTATTGCTTGAAAACGAACAATGAATCGTATTTTCCAGGATTAAGGTTATCTGCATGAAGATCAGTCAGCCCAAGCTTAGCAATGCCTTGAACGAGAGCCAGGTATGCGCCAAGACCATCAACAGTAATGACGCGGTAAATATCACCAGCTTCATTTTGAATCGCTGTCAGCATCGGCATTCCACCAAGTTCAGCATCCTTCGCTTTGCGGACTACTTCGGAGATTTTCTCATCAATGGAGGACTTCACTTTTCCTTCTACATATTTATCTTTCATTTTTATCCCTTTTTTGCTGTATGCGTTGGCAATACTAACCATCTGCTGCGTTTGAGGGCAAGAAAGTTTGCCGCACATGGCGAGCCAGAAAAGGCAGATCATGTCTGACTATTCCTCCTTAGTTTGGGAATGGAACGCCAAACGGCAGGCTATCAACCCCAACCACGTCTCAGATCCTCAAATTGAGTATCTCACCCCGAAAGGCGAGCGGAAGACGCTCGCCTATGCGGATTTGGTCGATACCGTTTATCGCACCCCCATGCGCCCGCGCGAAGGTGCCGCGCGTGAAGCATTCGACCGCAAGGGACGCGCCCACTACCTGCGCCGCCGGGTTCAGACTCTACCGGCGTTTATCCGCAAGCGGTTCTCTCTGCGCCTGGAATCGCTGGAGCGTCACGACCCAAAAGAGGCCGTGCGCTGGCTGTTCAGTACGTTTGAACGCCATGTCTTACGCCGTGTCGATGCGGTAAACGCACAATACCTACCGCAGGCCGCGCTCCCGGCGATCCTTGCGCCCCTCCGTGATGATTTTCACCTGCTGCCTTGGGCGGACAAAAAACGCCTGAAACGACTGGCTTATAAGCTCGCCAACCTGATGAAAAGCGAGTTTATGCGCGAGTTTGATTTTCAGTATGAGAAAACCGCTGATGTTGAGTTTTCCACGCTTTACGCATACGGATTTATCGCCAGTAAAGCGACAGCGCTCAATATCGCGATCCCTGGCTGGAGCCGGTATTGCGAAGAGAAGCTGGAGGCCGAAGAGGCGCTGCGTGCCGTTGCGCGCCTTCAGTCAGAAAAGTGGTGGTTAGGTAAAATCCGCCGGATCCATGACTGCTGGCGCGAGCACCTCATGATCGCCGCTGGCTATGTCAGTAAGGTAGCCTCGCCGTATTGTTCTGATCCGTGCTTCAAAGAGTGGATAGCCCAGAAAAAAGCGAACTTTGAATACCTTCAGGCGATGGAACTGGAAGACCAGGACACCGGCGAGCGTACCTCGCTGCTTGATAAGGTCATGGGGAGTACGTCCAACCCTAAAAACGCCCGCGCCGAGCTGATGGTGCGCATGCGCGGTTTTGAGGATATGGCAAAAGAAATGGGCCTGGTTGGCATGTTCTACACGCTAACAGCACCGTCTCGCTATCACTCTTCACACGTAAAATCGGGCAAGCGCAATGACAAATATCGTGATGCCAGCCCGCGACAAACGCAGAAATACTTATGCAAAGTCTGGGCGCGCGTCCGTGCAAAATGGGGCCGCGAGGGGATCCGCGCATTCGGTTTTCGCGTTGCTGAACCGCACCATGACGGAACGCCACACTGGCATCTGTTGCTGTTTCTCCGCCCGGAAGAGGTGGAGTTTGCAACGGCTATTTTCCGCAAACATGCACTGAAAGAGGACGGCAACGAGCCGGGGGCGCAGGAGCACCGCTTTACCGTTACGCCGATTGATGAAAAATTTGGATCGGCAACGGGCTATATCGCGAAATACATCTCGAAAAATATCGACGGCTACGGCATGGACGGCGAGTTAGACGATGAATCAGGCCAGTCCGTCAAAGAGATGGCAAAGCGCGTGCGCGCGTGGGCGTCGCGCTGGAATATCCGCCAGTTTCAGCAGATCGGCGGCGCCCCGGTGACCACCTGGCGCGAGCTGCGCCGGTTAGGTAACCGCGAGCTGGTTCTACATCCTGAGATCGAAGAGGCTCGCGCAGCTGCTGACGCGGCGGACTGGCCGGGGTACACCAACGCCCAGGGCGGCCCGTTGGTGTCTCGTGACTGCCTGCGCGTTCGTCTCAGCTACGAATACACCGAGGAGGGCAATGATTATGGTGACACGGTCGCCAAAATAACCGGTGTCTATTGCCCTCTCACCATCCGTGAATCGGTCATTTTTACCCGTACCACCGAATACAAAATTGTACCGAAGCGTAAGCCATCGCCGATCGAGGTCTTGACCTTAGAAGGCCGCTCAGCGGCCCCTCGGAGTTCTGTCAATAACTGTACGGGGCGCGCCGAATCGGACGAAAAACCACCGTCAGAAACGGCGGTGTCAGCTGAGAAAATCGCGCCCGACGACAGTTCAGTGACAGAACTTCCGCTGAATATCGATGTTTTGAGGCGATATTCACGCCAGCAAAGGCAGGAGATCACCAGCCGCCTCAGAGAATCCGCCCGGGAAAGCTCAGATCAGGCCTTCACGCGCACCGCGCGCAGCCTGCGCATGTCGATTGATGACGAAACCGCGCTGACATGGGGGCCAAAAGTCACCGCCGCGAAAGATATGGCTCTGACGCCGGAAGAGGCCGAGCAGCGCTGGCGCGAGCAACTACGGATCGAGGCGGAACGGCGCGCGGATAACTACGCGGCGGCGGCTGCGGAGTATCAGAAGAAAAAAGCCGAGGCCGCATTGCGCCAGGCGCAGCAAAAAGAAGCGACGCAAAAACACGGCATCTCCGAAGGGATGATCGCCAGCATCGGCGCGCAGCTCCGCGACTGCCGGATCTTCGTCAGTGATGAAGTTGTGCGATCAGTCGCAGGTGGCGCTCGTGTTCGCCACGGTAGCAGCCTGCTCGCAGCGGACAATGGTCGGTTGCGTGAAGTGAAGGTATGGTGCGCAGGCGAGAAAGGGAAACTAACCAGCGAATACATATCGGTATGGGGACTCTTAACACGTTGGAAACGAGCGATAGGTTGAGTTTTGTATAAAGTAGGAGTTTTTGATATTAGATATGGTTATTAAAAAAATTACTTATTTTTTTGTTAAATTTGATGATTTTTTATTGGCCTTGTGGTTTGCTGTAAGCTGTTATAGCAGGATGAAAGTTGTTTATTAGATTTATTTGATGTTTCTACGACTGTTAACCCAAAAAAAAGGGGGGGGTATGATTGAACAATGGAAGAAAGCTGTAATTCATTTAGAGTGCGCCGCTGATAGCGAGCATATGTACGATAGGGATAAACGAATCAATGAGTTAAGAGAAAAGCTTGATAAGGACGAAATATCACATGATGAGTATTTAGAACAATCAAGAAACAATGGGCGTGATATCAGAATTTACGGTACGGCTATTTTTATCATTCATAACAAGAAACGATATTTATTGACCGCGAGGCATGTTCTTTTTGACGAGCGCTCAGCTAAGAGAGAGGCTCAAGAGGATGTAACTAGGCATGAGAGTTTTCCTCAACACATGCGAGATTTTTTGTTAGCAGAATCCAATGAAAGAAATCTTAACAGAATATTTAATATTATTTTTAGAGTTCCATCATTAGATGAGGCCCTGACAGTTAAAGATTTTGAAGAGACTACTTTTTTAATGAATCTTGGGGCAGGACCTTCTATGAGCTTGCCTTACACATTTTCATCCCCTGATTTAGATTTGGCTCTAATTTCATTGGACCAGAGAGATAAAGATTTTGCAGATGAATTGATAGCGCGGGGTTATATACCAATTCCGTCAGAATTAATCAGCGACGGCCCTTCCTCAGAAGGTGCAGAAGTCTTTTCAGTTGGTTTTCCTGGAGCAACATCACTTATCGCCCAAATAAACCAGCATCCCGCATCAGCTCACTGGTCTTCAAGTTATGTATCTTTACCTGTATTTTCTTGGGGGAGAGTTTCAATGTTGCACTCGCAACTCCCTTTTTATTGGTGTGATATGAGCATCTATCCGGGAAATAGTGGCGGCCCATTAATTGAGAATGGAAAGCTGGTAGGCATAGTTAGTGCACAAGCTACTCTGCCAATAGAGGGGATACCTCAAGTTAGAGCAAGGATTCCATTTGGTAAAATAATTAAGACAGGTTTTGTTAAAAAACTTTTTGAAGAGCAGGATATTAAAGATCAACGATAGTATTTTACCAACTGGCTTTAGGGATAATGCATTGTCCTTAAGGCCGGTTAATATACACTTGCTTAAAATTACATATTGTGATTACGCTTGATAAATATTGCTTCGTTGAGGGTCTGTATCAATAACTTATATTTTTCACTATTGCATAATAGTGCACAAATTTGCACAATTTTTGAAACGTCGTTTTTGCTATCCAGCGCCAGCACTGGCGGGGCTTGGATGGCCTGCACAAGTTGCACAAAAAGAGGCACGTTTAGCGCGCGGGCGAGGCGGGGGAGTAAGCGCGCGCTTTGGGGGTAGGGAAGGGGTCGGTATGCCTCGCCAGACGCCGCCTGTTGAGCGCGCTCTTTCGCAGTGCATCAGGAGAACGCGCAGGCTAAAGCCCGCCAGAATGGCGCTGGCTGCGTCTGGTTGGTGATAGGATATTGAGGTGTTGCAGGTTGGCCGACATGGCCGGGAATGGTGGTGCTGCAGATCGGTACCACACCGCCGGGGATAGCGGCGCGGTACCTTCAGACTACTTCGGGATTTCCAGCAGGGCGTAAGGGTTGAAGCGGATCACCTCTTCGCCGAGCCAGTCGTTAACATGTTTCATCGCTTCCATCACTGGCGTCAGTTCGTTGACCGCGAATACTCGCGCCGCCTTCTCGACGTCGCCAAATGAACCGTTGCCTTCCGGGATGGCGCCCATCAGCTGCGGCGGCACGCGGTGAGCTGCGAGCATGTCATCACGCGTGGAGGACTTCACGCCGACAAACTCATCCTTCGCCGATATCTGACTGAAGGGCAGGATCTGTACAGAGTCCTTAGTGCCACCTGGCGCATGCAGCAGGACGTTCTTGAATGCCCCGCCGCGACGGGTGTCAGTCAGTGTTTTCTTCAGGTTTTCGATGCTCTCCTGATCAGCCATGGCGCTGTTAACGTAGACAATGCAGCCTGCATGCGATCCGTTGTCGTAGTAGAGCTTGCGGAACTTGTCGGCAGAGTGGGCCAGGTTCGCCGACAGCAGGCCAGCGAAGTATTCCGGCATGCCGTAGATCTCCTGGTGAATATCCGGGTTGATAACATGGCACACCGAACCGGTTTCGAACTGGTGATCATCAAGGCCGGACTGAATAAACCAGTACGTGTCGAGGTCAGAACCGCGCCGGGTGTACTTTGCCAGTGAGTTACGAAAGCCCATCGGCCCATACAGGCGGTTACGGCGCATCTCAAGATACGCATTGCCGAACACAAACCAGTCGAGCGCAAAGGCACTGAACGCCTGGCGCGATAGCAATTTATGCGGAATAAAGCACCCGACCAGCACGTTGCGCTTGAAGAACAGCGCCGACTGGTGCCAGCTCGCATAGCCGAACTGGCGGGCCAGTCCGTACCAGCTGATCGGCGTCTCGTAGTACCGGCCATTGTTGGCGCAGTACATGTTATCCAGCAGGTCATGAGCACCGATCACCGGCCACGGGCCGTCGAACGTGAACGCGCTCAGGCCGGGGGCTGACTTCAGCGCGTCGGCGAGGTCGGCGTGATCTCTGGCATGCTGCCTGCCTCGCGGGGATTTTCGTCTGCTCATCAGTACTCCATAACAGTCATAGTGTTGCCGCCTTCCTGACCCAGCGGCTCGTTAACAGTGGCGAGCATGGTTGCCCAGGCAAGGTCGCCGTGACTCACGCCACGGGCGCGGTCAGTGTCGTAAGTGATAACGCCGCCGGGTGTGACAACCTTGCGCACGGCACAGAAGGCAGTGATCAAATCATATTCACCCCGGTCATATTCCCAGCGGCCAGCACGAATCAGTTGCAGCATTTTCAGTACCAGCATGCGCTTGCTGGCGGGTGAGAACTGGTAACATACTGCCGCCGGAAAGCGCTTCTTCACGAGCTGGTACACAGCCTCGCCAATGCCACTGCCGTCGATACCGATGTGCTGCACGTTGTAGCGTGTGAGCATGCTGATAATCATGGCGGCCTGTGCCTCAAACTCCATGCCGCGTACACGAATGGTTTCAATCGTACGGAACTTGCCGCCGGGGATCAGTGGCGCCGCGTTAATAGAGATGGCCCCGCTGTCGCCCTTACCGCTGGACCCGTTGGGATCGTAGCCAATCCACACCGGGCGATCGGCCATTGGCCGCATGGCGTAAGGTTTCCAGTCCGGCCACTCGTCGTAACCGTCTGCGCCGCAGCTCAGCAACATGTTGTAGTCAAACGCCGTTTCGCCGCTCTTGATGAAGGTGCAGGCGTAGAGGTTGTCGTACTCTTCCGGGCTGTTTTCCTCCCGGATCTCGTCAATGTCCGTGAGATCCCAGCCGTTATCGACCGCATCCTGCAACGTGACGATCTGGCGCCAGATTTTATCCGGGCACATCAGCCCGCTGTTAAGCGTCTTCCATGAGGTGTCGAACTCCACGCGCTTGCCGTGGCTACGGCCTTTGTTGAAGGCTTCACCCGACCAGAAAGGGTAGGCTTCGTGACTTTCTGCTGACGGTGTTGAGAAGTAGGTACGCGTCAGACCCTTCAGGGTTGCCATCGCGCCAGCTACTTTCTTCAGGTTGGCAAACTGCCCGACCCAGAAAAATTCATCAAAGTACAGATTGCCGGTATAGGACTGCGCCGTTGCAGCCGACGTGCCGAGAAAATGCAGCTCCGCGCCGTTGAACAACTGGATCATGTCACCACCCTTTAGCTCAACATCAACTTCAGCAGCAGCGGCACGAATAAAGCTACGGAACTGGTACGCCTGGCGGCGACTGGCCGACAGAAATATCTGGTTGAGCTGATGCTTGTATTTAACGTCGCCAGATAGCGCGCGCAGCAGCGCCTCGCGCGCAAAATACCACGTTGCCCCAACCTGGCGACTTTTCAGGATCATGCGGTTGCGGTGGTGATGATTCTCATACCAGCTTTTCTGATGCCAGTGCAGCGAGTCGATAATGTTGGCCCGCAGCGCGGAGATCTGCGCCTCTGAAAAGAAGTTTTGTTTCTTGCGGATCTTCTTCTTCGGCTGCGTCGCAGGCGTGCCGTTGTCCAGCTTTTTGAGCTGTCGCGTCAGCAGGTCAATCTCCTTGAAATCACCCCCGGTCTTTGTGTCCTTACTGGTGAGCTGGATCAGCCGGGCATCAATGGACGTCGTGACGCGCTGGATCGGTGGCGTGGTGTCCCACTCATCGCGTTTTTTCCAGGAGTAAACCGTGTTTTGGTTAATCCCCATCAGGCGCGCGATTTCCGCCGGCGGGTATCCCTGCCAGTAAAGCTGTCGCGCACGTTGCATGATGAATGCTTCTTCAATCGCCATTAATCCTCCTCGCTTCCTGCCGGGGAGATTAACCCGCGCGCGCGTGCCCTTTCGCCCGCTTTTGGTTGTGGCAATCCCCTCACAACAACAACGCGTTGAGCGCGTGCGCCAGCCCCTGCCATCATCTCCGGGAACTCAAAAAACAGCGAGTAAACGAACATGGCAGGCACAGCTAAAACCCGTAAGAAGTTTCGCGTTGCCGTCTCCGGGAATACCGTGGATGGCCGCGAAATTCAGCCACAACACCTCCGCGATGCGGCGGCGAATTACAGCCAGGAGGTGTACGGCGCACGCGTCAACATTGAGCACTATCTCTCTATGTTTCCGGGTAGCGATTTTGGCGCAATGGGCGATGTAGTGGCGCTCAGCACAGAAGATATTACCGACGGCCCGTTAGCCGGGCGTACGGCGCTTTATGCTGAGATTGAACCATCTGATCGCATGGTGCAGATGACTAACAAAGGCCAGAAAGTCTATTCCAGCATTGAGCTGCACCCGCAGTTCGCTCTCAACGGTAAAGCCTATGTCGTAGGGCTGGCAATGACCGACACCCCGGCGAGCCTGGGTACCGATCGTCTGAAGTTTGCGGCACAGCAACGCGCATCGGTGATGGCCTTTAACAATCAGCAGGGTGAGGCACCAATGTTTACCGAAGCTCTGGAAGCCGAGGTGATCGAGCTGGCCTCCCAGCGCAGCGATGAGGGTAAGCAGTGGTTTAACCGCGTGATGGGTATTCTCGGCAAGGGCCAGAAAACCGACGATCAGCGCTTCGGTCAGGTGCATCAGGCCGTTGAGGCTGTGGCGCAATCCCAGGTTGATTTGGGCGAGCAGTTCAGTGCTGCCGAGCAGGAGCGCCAGCAGGACAAAGCCGCCATTCAGAAGCTGACCACCGACCTTGCCGCACTGCACCGACAGCTTGAAGGGACAGACGGCAATTTCAGCCAGCGCCCTGCGGCTGGCGGTGGCAGTAACGCGCAGCTTGCTGACTACTGATATCCATAACGAGAGATCCCGCACATGAGAAACCCTACCCGTAAGCTGTTTGACAGCTACGTCGCCCGGCAGGCGCAGCTTAACGGCGTCAGCACCGCCGCCGTTGCGGCACAGTTCAGCGTTGACCCGACCGTACAGCAGCGCCTTGAAGCGGCTGCACAGCAGGATGATGCTTTTCTGAAGCTGATTAACGTCTTTGGCGTTGAAGAGCAGATCGGCCAGAAAATCCTGATCGGCAGCAAAGGCCCGCTGGCGGGTGTCAACAACAGCACAACCAACCGCCGCAATCCCGGCGCTAACGACCAGATGGACGCGTACAACTATCTGTGCCGCAAAACCAACTACGACTACGCCGTCAGCTACGCGCAAATGGATGCGTGGGCGCATCAGCCGAACTTCCAGCCGCTGATTAGCTCTGCGATGGCCCGCCAGATGTCGCTCGACCGCATCATGATCGGCTTTAACGGTACCGGCTACAGCGACCCATCCGACCGCGCAGCGAATCCGTTGTTGCAGGACTGCGGTATTGGCTGGCTGCAAAAAATCCGTAATGAAGCAGCACACCGTCGCATTACCGGCGTGACGATCACCTCGCGTGACCAGAACAACGCCATTGTCGCCCAGGGCACCTACGGCAACGTCGCGGCGGCGGTCTATGACGCCAAAAACAGTCTCATGGACGAATGGCATAAGCGTAACCCTGACAACGTGGTGATTTTGTCCGGCGATCTGCTGACAACCAGCAACTTCCCGACCATCAACGCCATGAGCCAGACCAACCCGAACACCGAAATGCTGGCCGGTCAGCTGATTGTGGCGCAGGAGCGCGTAGGCAATATGCCGACCTTTATCGCGCCTTACATGCCGGGTAACGCGATCCTCATCACGCCGTTTAAAAACCTCTCGATCTACTACCAGCGCGGCGGTCTGCGCCGGACGATCAAAGAGGAACCGGAATACAACCGCGTGGCAACGTACCAGTCCTCGAATGACGACTTCATTGTTGAGGATTACGGCGCCGTGGCCTTTATCGACGGCATCACCTTTGCCGAAGCACCGGGCGGCGAGTAACCGCGCACTGGCGGGCTACGGCCCGCCGTTAATCGGGGAAGAAACCATGCTGACACCGGCACAAAAACATTTTCAGAAGGTCATGGCGGAACGTCATGGCAAAACCGACGAGCAGTCGGACACAGCCAGAACGGCTCACGAGCAAATCATGCACCGGTTGCGCATGGATCAGAGTGCATTAAAGCGAGTGCAGTCTGACCAGGCGAAAGCGGCGATGAAACGCCAGCTGCTACCGCATTACGAGGGCTGGATTGAGGGCACGATCGACGGTGACAGCGGCCGACAGGATGAGGTGATTGTCACCCTGATGGTCTGGGCGATTGATGCCGGTGATTACGCGCTGGCCGCCCGCATTGGTCGCTACGTCGTCACGCACGGCCTGCTGATGCCCGACCGCTTCAACCGTACCGCCGCAACTGTTCTGGTCGATGAGATTTGCGATCCGATTCTGGTGCAGGTCAAGGCGGACGATACCACCGACGTCACGCCTTATCTGACGGTACTCGATGACGTAGCGGACTTTACCGCCGGCAGCGATATGCCCGACGTGGTTCGCGCCAAGCTGTGCAAAGCGCGCGCCTTTGCGTTGCGTAACGGCACAACCGAAGAACAGACCACCGCGCTGGCACTGTTGCGCCAGGCGCTGACGCTGGATGCGGGCGCCGGGGTGAAAAAAGAGATTGAGCGACTGGCCCGCGTGGTGAAAAAAGCCGCCGCAGGGGCGGGCGCAGATAGGGGCAGTGATGCTGATGGTACCGATGGCGGCGATAGCACTGAAGGTGCTGGCGATGCTGGCGGCGATACCGCAGTGGACGACACTGGTGCAGGCGACGCTACACCAACGCCAGAACCGGCGGTAGTGGCCAGCGCTACAGCGACCAGAGCCACCCGCAAAAGTACAACCCGGAAGCTGGCAGCGCGCAAAACAACCGTGAAAAAAACGCCTGCCACCAAAAAATAACCGACTTGCGCCCCGTGCGCTGGCGGCGCGGGCGGAGATCTGCAACGCATTGCGTTTACTTTTCTCCGTCCGCTCACCGCCACCCATTCAGGAGACGACACGATGAGCCTTGTGGCCGGTCGCACTGTTACCCCCTCCTCGGAGGATGTGCCGGACACTGACGACGGTGGCGAGAAAGTCACTGCCGGGACGTTCTGGCCGGAAATCGCGCTGAGCGATGTGCGCTTGGAGATGCGTATTAATGGCGCGGTGACGACCTCGCGCCTGAAACAGGCCGTGATCGAGGGCGTCTCGCACACTCTCGACCAGCTTGCTGACTGGCAGGCCGGACAGATGGCAGCAGGGTACACCCGACTGGCTGACGTCCCGGCGGTCAGGGTTAACAACGAGAGTATTAAGGTTCATCGCTTCCGTCGGGCGGTATTCAGTATCGCCCGCGCGCACATCCTCGGAACGAATCGGGACGTGGACACCACCGGTGATGCAGGCGAGAAGCGCGCCGTTGCACTGGCGTCGCAGGCCGATGATATGTGGCGCGATGCACGCTGGGCGATATCCGACATTCGCGGCACTGTGCGCAATTCTGCGGAGGCATTCTGATGAAAGTGAAGGCATTACAGGGCGATACCGTGGATTTGCTGTGTCAGCGGCACTACGGCACCACGCAGGGCGTAACCGAAATTGTACTGGCCGCTAACAAAGCACTGGCAGGTCAGATTTTTCTCGATGCCGGTCAGGTGGTGGAGCTACCGGAAATCAGCACCACGGCGGCACAGGAGACCGTACAGCTATGGACTTAATCAATCGCATCTGGAATGGCGTGACGTACTCCTGGTCAACGTTTCTGACGGGCGTTGGCGTCATGACGCAAAAGGACTGGCTCACCGCCGCCGGCATCCTGATTGGTATCGCCGCTGCTGCGCTGGGCGAGATGCACCGCCGCCGGATGGCGCGTATTCAGGAGACTAATAACACGCTGCTGAACGAACTGATCGACGCCATCCGCGACGACACAGAGAACCGCCAGGACGTTAAAGAGCTGATCCGCACCATCCGGGAGGCGCCGCGATGAAAAAACGCATTATTGCCTGCTCAACTGCGGCGATCATTTCGCTGGCCGCCACGCTGTGGCCGCAGGCGCTGCGAACCAGCCCGGAAGCACAGCTAAAGATGGCGAAGTACGAGGACTGCCGTAAGACCCCGTACTACTGCCCGGCAGGCGTGCTGACAGTGGGGATCGGCTCAACGTCGAAAGTGGAGAACCGCCAGTACGCCGAGGGCGAGATTGCCGGGCGCTGGGTTAACGATCTGATGCGCGCCGAAAAGTGCACGAACCGCGAATTTAACGGCGCCGCTGCACCGCAGAAGGTGTTCGAAAGCATGACAGACGGCAACTTTAACGTGGGCTGCACCGGGCTCGGTTGGTACACCACCAAAGATGGTCAGAAGGTGAGGACCACCCTCTGGCGCCACGCACAGGCAGGAAACTGGAAGGGCGTATGCGAACGGCTGACGGACTTTGTCAATTCTGCCGGTAAGCGCTCGCAGGGGCTGGTCAACCGCCGGGAAGATTTTCAGGCGTGGTGCTTATCCGACCCCGCGCTGAAGGGGGCGAAATGAAAGCGACAGCCATTCTCGCCATCGTGATGTTTGCCCTGCTGATTGCCGCCGTCAGCGGCCTTGCGTGGCAAAGTCATAAGCGCGAACAGGCAGAGCAATCACTGACCAGCACCCGGGAAGAACTGAAACAGACCGGCGACGTGCTGGCAGAGGTCAGGGCGCTACGTCACGACGTCAGCCAGGTGGAAGCCGGACTGAAGAAACTAAACCAGCAGCGAACAGCAACGGGAGAACACCGACGTGAAAACATCAAAACCGCACTGGCCGGTAACGGCTGCGCCGCTGCTTCTGTGCCTGTTGTTGGTGCTGACAGCCTGTACCAGCGCGCCGAAGAAGTCAGTACCGCAGATTATTCAGGAGCCATTACCGGAAAGTCTGACGGCAAAAACTGACGTTCCACCACCACCGGACAGGCCGATGACGTGGGGCGGGCTGGCTGTCTGGACAGATTCATTGCTTGACGCACTGGATACCTGCAACGCCGATAAGGCGGGCATTCGTGAACTGGAACTGCGGCGTATCGCCAGGGGGATAAAGTGAAAAAAGCGGAACTGCTGCGTGCTGCGCTGATTGCCGGTAACACATGGTGCAAGGCCAACCCGGAGATGATCACTGTCTGGGTGGAAAAAGGCCATATCCAGATCGAGGCGACCGGCGAAGCGTCGTTCATGTATCACTACACCATCCAGGTGCTGGCGATGGATTTTCCCGGCCAGATTGACGATCTGATGTTGCCGTTGCTGGCGTGGATTTGGCAGCAGCAACCCGATCTCCTGCTGAACCCGGACAATAACCGCAAGGTGGAGTTTGACGCCGATATTATCAACGACGACGTCGCCGACATTCTGTTTAAAGTGCCGGTCTGGGAGCGCGTCATAGTGACCACGGAAAACGGTACGCAGAAAGCGGAGCACCTGGCCGAATCGCGCCCCCGCTTTAGCGGTGGTGAGTGGGAGATGGTCTTCAATCCAGAATCGGGAGGCGCGCTGGTATGAGCAATAACGACGCACTCTTCAGCCAGCTTGATGAGGTATTTGCGACCATCCTGTCGGGCATGTCTCCGGCAGGGCGGCAACGTACCGCGCGCAGCGTCGGCACCATGTTGCGCCGGAGTCAAAGCCAGCGTATCGGCAGACAGGAAGCGCCGGACGGGGCGAAGTTCCCGACCCGCCGCCGTCGCGTGCTGCGCTCACAGGCCGGGATCGGTTTTGTCTGGCAGGGTGAAAACCGTCGTCTGCGCAACTGGCGGGCCACTCGCGGCCGCCATGGCCGCATGCTGACCGGATTTGATGAAGAGCGCGGCGCGGTTCGCTCGTTCTACAGAGAAGACATTGAGCGCTATCTCGATATCAACTTTAACGAGACGCGCCGCAATACCACGAAAGCCGATCCGATGTTCCGCCGCCTGCGTACCGCTCGTTTTCTCAAAACCAGCGCCACACCTGACGGTGTCGAGGTGGGTTTTTCCGGTGTTGCCGCCCGTATCGCCCGTGTCCATCAGCTCGGCCTGCGCGACAAAGTCAACGACAGTGGCGCGATGGCAACCTACCCGCGCCGTGAACTGCTGTGCCTGAGCAAAGCCGATCGCATGGCAATAGCCCGCCAGGTGATCGACTCGCTGGGGGTGCGCTGATGGATTTCGTCGAACTGCTTCGCCTGCTTGAGAACGTCGTACGCACCGGCACAGTAACGGAGGTCGACGAGGAAAAATGGCGTGTTCGTGTGCAAAGCGGCGGACTGGAAACCGCATGGTTACGCTGGAACGCGCAGCGGGCCGGGGCGTTTAAGGTCTGGGTACCGCCGTCAGTCGGTGAGCAGGTCTGGTTTTTGTGCCTGGGCGGCAATACCGACGTTGCCTTTATCGGCGGCAGTCTCTATAGCGACGACAACCCGGCGCCGGGAGCATCGCGTAATGAGATGGTGGTGACAGCGCCAGATGGCGCGACGTTTCGCTATGACGCGGAGGCGGGCGCATTGCATGTGGCTGGCATCAAATCAGCGACGATCGAGGCGTCAGTTAAAGTGACGCTGGATACGCCGGAGGTGGACTGCACCAATCTGTTACGCGCGAAAAATATTGATATCGCTGAAGGCGGAGAAATGCGCGGCAGCTTCACTCACACCGGCGGTAAGTTCACGTCCAACGGTGTGCAGGTGGATGATCACAGTCATGGCGCTGTCGAGCGCGGCGGAAGCTGGACGGAGGGCACGCAGTGACAGAACGCTATCGCGGCATGAATGCTGCCAGCACCGGCACGCTGACCGACGAGGATCATGTGTGGCAGTCGGTTAATGACATTCTGCTGACGCCGGTCGGAAGTCGCCTGATGCGCCGAAATTACGGCTCACTGTGCCCTGATCTTATCGACAGCCCGCAAAACGACGTCACACGACTGCAACTGATGAGCGCAGCAGTCATCGCGCTGGCGGCATGGGAGCCGCGGATAGTACTGGACACGATCAACGTGACGTACTCCGCCAGTGGCGCCGTGACTGCCGAACTCTCCGGCATGCTGACGGAAACGATGGAAAAAAGCACCCGCGCGGTGACGTTAAGGAGCACCAATGCCAACGATTGACCTTTCGCAACTGCCATCGCCAACCATTATCGAAGAGTTGGATTTTGAAACCATCCTCACCGAAGTGAAGGCGGTGATGGTGACCGCGTTCCCTGATGATCAGCAGTCCGCTGTTGCGGCAGCAATGACGCTGGAATCAGAGCCGCTGAATATCATCGCTCAGGCGATGGCATACCGCGAACTGCTGTTGCGTCAGCGCATCAATGAAGGGGCGGCAGCCTGCATGTTGAGCCACTCGACCGGCGACGACCTGGACAATATCGCCGCCAATCTGGACACGGAACGTCTGGTCATCACTGAAGCGACGGACACCGCCGACGCTGTAATGGAAAGCGACGAAGCCCTGCGCCTGCGCGCGCAGGCCGCGTTCGAGGGGATGAGCGTAGCCGGGCCGTCGGCGGCCTATGAGTATTTCGCCCGCAGCGCCAGCGGGCAGGTGGCTGATGCTCGCGCAACAAGTCCGTCACCGGCAGAAGTGGTGGTAGCGGTGCTGTCTACCGAAGGCGATGGCACGGCTTCAACGGAGCTGCTGGCCGCCGTGACTGCCGCCGTTAACGATGAGGAAGTGCGCCCACTGGGCGACAGGGTGACAGTGCAGAGCGCAGAAATCGTGCCTTACGATATCGACGCCACGCTGTACCTTTATCCCGGCCCGGAGTCGGAGCCTATCATTAATGCCGCAATGGCCGCCCTTAAGGCGTTCCTTGCCGACAACGATAAGAAAATAGGCCGCGATATCGTGCGCTCTGCCATCTCCGCCGCTCTGCATGTGCAGGGGGTGCAGCGCGTAGTGATTAATACACCGGCGGATGATCTGCAGATCGATAACACCCAGGCAGCACGTAATACCGGTTACACCGTGGACAACGGCGGCACGGATGAATAACTCATTACTCCCCCCGTCTTCCAGTGCCTGGCTTCGCAGCACGGAGGCGGCCACCGTCAGATTATCCGCGATCACAGTAGCCCTGCGCACACTGTGGACGCCTACTGCCTGCCCGGTTGATTTACTGCCGTACCTGGCCTGGGCGCTATCGGTGGACAGGTGGGACAAGAGCTGGCCCGCCGCTAAGAAAGTGGCAGCGATTCGGCTGTCGTACTGGCTGCATCGCCGAAAAGGCACCCGTGCCGCCGTGCGACGCGTGATCGAAGATATGGGCTTTTCTGCCACGTTTGCGGAGTGGTTCGACGTCGGCGACAAGCAGGGCACATTCCGGCTTGAAGTGGATGTTAACGACGTCGGTCTGACACCGAAAACGCTTGATGAATTGAACCGCCTGATTGGCGATGCAAAGCCAGTGAGCAGGCATCTGGCGCAACTGACCATTGCAACCAGCACAAGAGGATGTGTGTGGACAGGGGGGGCGATATTTGATGGTGAGGTTATTACGGTTTATCCGCCGGGATATATCACTGATGACCTCACCAGGTTTGACGGCACGCCATTTTACGACGGGAACTATCATTATTCAGGTAAAGAGCAATGAATATCAGTGAAAAACCACAATGGGAAACGGAAATTAAACTGCTGGAGCGACTGGATAAAGTAGAGGGTGGCCGGGATGGTGCGGCAAATATTCAGGCCGGTCAACTGGCAAATCGTACCCGATATTTGCGTGATCAGCTTGATGCTTATAATACCCTCCTAAAATCTGGTGAACTGCCATTTACAAATGAAGTGGCGGCAAAAGCGGCTATTATTGCGGGACGTATACCCGAGGGCGCCGTATTTTCCGTGCGCTCAGATAATCCGGCTTTTTGGGTGGAAGAGTTCAGAAATATGGGGGGAGAGCCTGCATCCACGGGAAAATTTATTACATCATCACTGATGACGTTGCCGCTTATCGAACCGACAGCGGGAGATGATGACGGAACCACAGTCGGCATTGCAGCAACTCTGGAGGGGCAGTATTTTCTTGTACTTGAGCCATCATCCAGCGATTCCGCCGTGAACCTGTATCGGAACGTGAACGGCCAGGCTATTTTCACATCGGGACTAGCCAGCACAGGTGCGGTTGAAGATATGAGGGAAAATATCACTCAGCTCCCACTCTATGATGACGTCATGGTTTTAATGGATGAACTTGGGTTTTCCCATTCCAGGTTTATGGCTGATGGTGGAATTATCACGCCTGCGGTTAAGCTCTTACCCGATGAAATGACGTCAGGAAATATATCAGTCAGGAATTTACCGCGATTCGACAGTAATAAATTAATGCTGTCTGATGAGCTGGGTTTTTCCGTTCCGGCGACAGAAGGCAGTGAAAACGGTAATGTCGATCCTGGCGAGATCACGGTTGATTTACCTCCGCAAACAGCGGCGTATGGGCTGCTGTCAAAGATGCGTGCTGCGCTGGAAGATGTCTGCATCATCATTAATTCAGATTCCACCGGTATTACTCAGGATACCGATCCGGTTAATGGTGTATTCAAAAAATGGACTCGTAAGCTGGCGGAATTCCTCGCCGCCAATTATCCGGCATATACCGTGAATTATTACACCTGGTCAGCAGGAGCTTATGTCGGCCCGGAAACTATTCAGGTGGGAACTGCCGGTAAAACCCTTCATTTTTATAATGCGGCAATCGCTGGCACGCAACCGCTGTATCTGATGGGGCGCTATTTTGAGGCGGCATATGTGCCACGGCAGGCAGACTTAATCATTTACAATCATGGTCATAACACGGATTACAACGTAAACGCGGGTGTACAGGCTGGTATGAATCTGTCCGCTATGTATCAGATGCTTCAGCGACACCCTAACGCCGGAGCAATCATGGTTTCACAAAACCCGCTTCGGGACAGCAATCTGGGAGCATCGCGCAGTACAGGCGCACGGCAGGCTGCAATCGCGGCAGGTTTCAGTCTTGTAGATGTTTATCAGCTTTTCATGGCTACTGGAAAGCCAGTTGACTGGTATCTGGATAACGTGCATCCAAACGCTACCGGCGATGAGAAGATTTTTGGCCTGGTAAAAAATTTATTTACCTGGCCTGCCACACCTGCGAAATACACCGCCGGATTACTGTATGGTGGCGGGCTGGTACCGAATGCTGACTTCTCCTCCTGGGATGATGATGCTGGCGTACCGGATGGCTGGACGTTAACAGGATGTACGGCTGAAGAAGATACGGTTAATTTCGAGTCAGGTATCTGCGGCCTCAGGCTGATATCCACAGGCTCAGGGAGTGCTTACGCATCACGATCCCTGCCTGCCTCTCTTGTACGTCGACTGCGTGGACAGACAATCGTGGTGGGATGTCGGGTATACGTTCCGGTGGAAAATACTCGGGCAAACGCAGGATACATTTCGATTGAGGGGATTTCTGGCAGCAGAGGTTACGGTATTCCTGCGCCCGGAGGTCGCGGCGGTTTTGTCTGGAAAGCATCCGTGGTGACAGTGCCGGTAAATGCAGATGCACTGACAATTATTGCGGGTCTGGATACGTCAGGTGGCGCAGCAGGAAACGTCTGTACATTCGATCGCATCACTCTGACCGTTGGGTCAATTCCACAGGACTTTATTTAAGGCGGAAAAATGGCTACAGGTATCATAAATAAGAATGCGGCATTTTGGGGCGCTAAAGCAGCCGTACTTCACACGCAGTTTGACGGTGCATGGGAGGGGTATTTCTCTTTTGGAATAGATGCGGAGACTTCAATTAGAAATTTAATCGAAGGGAAACCCGCACTGTCAATTATAGGCAATCCGCTATATGGCGCGAATTATATCGAGTTGACTGGCGGGCAGGTGTCTTACCTCGTTTCGGGGATTAAAAACAGTGAGGATATGACAATTGTCGCATCTGTCATGCCGATGAATGATGCCAGCTCCGCTGTCGTCTCTAACTATCAGTCGCAGCGCACCGACGGTAACGGTCTGTGCATTGGCACTCAGCTGGGGTTTGATGTTAATACACCGGAAGATGGAAATGTGCAGGCCACTTTTAACCACGGCGCCCTGGTGAATGGGGTGTCTACTGGCGCGCGAGCTAATACTCAGGACACCCCGATCAATGCCTGGTACCTCATCAGCGGAAGGGTAAAAAATGCTGACCGTACACGTACCGTTAATAACCTGACGACGGGCGGTGTTGGGACAAATAAACCAGCCGTCAACCCAGCAGATCTTGGGGATGTACTGAGATTTGGATCAGCATATAACAGCCAGTTTGGTGGAAAGCTGAGGATCTGCGAGATTGCGGTATTCAGTGAATGCCTGTCAGACGAAAATTACTCCAGCCTTATTCAGTTTATGCGCAGGAGTGCGGCGAAAAAAGGCGTAGTGGTTTGAGGCTAGCCGGAGAGATAACCGGATAATACCCTGGGGGATGCATGGATAAATATTTTACCACCCTGACCGCTGCAGGCGAGGCAGCTTTTGCTCATTCAGCCATTACGGGAGAGCCCGTCGGTTTTACGTATATGGCTGTCGGCGATGCGGAAGGCGCGCCAGGAGACTCGGTTAAAGAGCGTGGCACCCTGATAAATGAGTGTTATCGCGCCCCGTTAAACCGGCTGGTGATTGCCGATCAGAGCCAGAATATTATTCGCGCAGAAATGATTATGCTGCCACAGATCGGTGGCTTCTGGGTGCGCGAGGCGGCACTGTATGATGAAAGTGGGGTATGCCTGGCTGTCGCCACTGTCCCGCCGTCTTATAAACCGCTGCTTGCTGAAGGGTCGGGACGGCTTCACGCGGTCAACCTGTGGATAGCCGTCAGCAGCACAGCGGATGTAGAACTGAAGGTCGACCCGTCGGTAATTCTGGCAACCGTAGCGGAGGTTAATAGTGCCAAAAATGAAGCAAAAGATTATACCGATGAAGTAGCCGGTTCGCTGAATACCGATATTCAGCAGGTGATTACTGACGCGATAACGGCGGCAAAGCGCGATTTCTGGGAAGATGATAACCCGGTGGGTACTATCAGATTTTTTAATCAGAACCTGAACCCCAGCGAGCGCTGGCCATGGTCAACATGGGTATATACCGGCGAAAACAAAACAATCCGCGTCGGAAAGGCTGACGGCTCGGACGTCGGCACTACCGGCGGCAGTGATACCGTCACACTCCAGCGCGCCAACCTCCCCGTCGTGCAGATTGATGTTACTGGCGCAACCAGCGAGCAACCGGCGCGGGAACTGGCGGCCAGGGCGGCAGGCGGGCATAAACATCAGGGAGGCATGGCGGCACCGGGTGAGATATGGGACGGGGATTACGTTGTTGGTTCCGATAATGACAGTCACCGTACCCGTAATTACACCAGTGAAGCTGGCGATCATACCCATATTGTTGATGAACCAGCCCATGCACACGCAATCAGTGGAAAAACGGATAATCTAGGCAGCGGCCAGGCGATTAGCGTTGTAGAGGCGCATATTCTGCTGATGTGCTGGGCGCGGGTGGCGTAGTATCGAGTACCGTCAAAAATAGCAGTGCTGCAGTTCAGGACAGCACCGCCGGGAATGGCGGTGCGGTACCTCACGGTCAGAAACGGCAGTATCTGCCGGTAGTGAGAGCCCCTGCATACAGGGGCTTTTTTGTGGGTTAAAACAGGCTACTGAGGGAGTTTGACACAGAGTTAACAGCTTTGGTCGCGCTGGTCTTCAGATTATCCAGTACATCACTGACCGATGAAGTCTGTAGCTTCTCGCGAAAATCCGCATCCGCCCGACTCAGACTGATCGTAAACTCAATTTTTTTGGGGTTGCCATAGCGATCAAACTCCGTTTTTCCCCGCTCCAGCCGCGTCATGACGTACATCCCGTAAATCTGCCCGTCACCCTCAATAAGCGGCCACGGGCGACCAGCAAAGCCAATTGTCTCAAGTACTGACAGCGACCACCGACCGCCGGTGATTTCAGGGTAGAGCACGCCGTCAAGCGTGATTGTGTCGTCACCCGGCCCGATATACTGCCAGGCCGCCGACTGATTAACCCGGTCATTTTTAACATGTCGCCACTCCTGCGCGTGACGCAACTGCTGATACGGCACAGTGCGCAGCGTAAAAACAAACGTTCCGTAAACCATCATCATAAAAAACCTCCTTACTCCCGATCGCGGAATGAACCACGGTTAGTTTTGCGGGTGCTGGCCATTGCATCGCGCACGGCGTTGCGAACCATTTTTTCAAGTTCCTGATCCGAGCGCTTACCGACGTCGTTGAAGACAAGCTGGAAGAACGGCGAGGCGCCAGAAGCTGCCGCGACCGGCGCAGACGTTGCCCCTTGCGTTGCCGTCGGTACCGACAGAATACCGCCAGCCGCCGCAGCAGAAACGCGCGGCACCGGTTGCGGAATAACCCGCGCTTCCTGATAGGGCCCACGCAGCGCCAGCGCACGCGGCAGGTTTTTGAAGACAATATCGCCGGGGCCGATCTTCTTCGTGTTGTTTGCCGTTGCTTTCGTGTTATCGGCGATGTTATTCAGGCGCCTCAGCGTGCCGTTGTCGCCAGTGATAACCGGTGGCTTAGTACCTGCGGACACGGTAGCCTGCGCGAGGGGGAGTTGATGTCCGGCCAGCGCGACCGCTGATGCCTCAAGCGCTTGCTGGGCTTTGTCAGCCTGCTGCCTAGCTCTTTCGATCCCGTCAGGAATAAGATCCAGCTTTTCAAGCAACCAACTGACGCCATTCATTAACTGTTGAAGCGGCCAGAGCAGAACGCTAAGTGCTGTCCCCATCACGCGCCCGAAGGTTTCACCCGCTGACGCGCACTTATCCAGCGTGTCTTTACTGGTCTGCATCGGGGTCAGCAGGTTTTTGAACCACTCCCAGATAGCCTTGATGCTATTACCCAGCGCGGAGAAAACAGGCGACAGTGCAGAAAAGGCGCTTCTGACAGGCGTTAGGGCCTGCCACACACCAGAAAAGAAGCCAGAGAAAAAGGCTTTGACAGGCTCCCAATAGCGCCAGATCAGCAGCCCGGCGGCGACAAATGCTGCACCAATCAGCCCTATTGGGCTTAACAGGAAAGACAGTGCGCCACCCAGCACAGATACCGCACCAGTAATCATCCCCCACAATGCAGGGAGCCCGGTAAGTCTGAGCATCAGCATGGCAAGGTTTTTACCCAGAGAGGTCAACGCAGCACCAGGCGCGAGAAATGCACCTAACAATCCTGCACGGATAGCGGGAAGTATTGCTGAGATCCTCCCGAAACTGGATGCGACACCCGATACAACGACGGGCCAGCCGCGCATACTTGCCATCACCGGGCCAGCGGCAGTACCCAGTGTGCGGAATGCGGCAATTGTGCCGAGAATACCCCGACCACCGGTTAACACCGCGAAGCCGAGCTGCATTTTCACCAAAGGCCCAATCAGGATTCCAGCAGCAAGCGAGAGCGCGCCAACAGCGACAGTCAACGCCAGCGCACCGCCCGCAACAAGCAATAGGGTCTGCGCGAGAAGTGGGTTGGCTTTAATCCATTCAATCGCTGTTGTAATCGCATTGCTTAAACCTTGCGTTAATTTACGAAGCGGCCCATCAATAGTTTCTTCAACCTGAATGCGAAATCCTTCCCAGGCGCTGTCGAGGTTCTTCAGATCACCACTCAGGTTGTCAGCCATTTTTTTAGCGACGGCGGATGCTTCGCCTCCCGCGCCCTTTAGTTCGCGAACGAGCTTTTGCAACTCCCCGCTTCCAGCGCCAGCAACCAGTGTTTGCAGACCAACAAAAGCCTCTTCCCCTGCTATATCTTTAAAAAAGCTGACCTGATCAACCTGTCCGTATTTTTTTGTCGCCTTGTAGAGATCGGAAAGAATAGTTTCAACTGGTCGCATTTTTCCGGTGGCATCCGATACCGATACGCCGAGCTGTTTTAATGCCTTTGCCGCCCCGGCTGTAGGGGAGGCGAGGCGGGCCAGTGAAGCACGCATAGCTGTACCAGCATCGCTACCGCGAAGCCCGTTGTTGGCCAGGATGCCTGCCATCCCGGCCGCCTCCTCCAGACTGATACCCAGCTTTGACGCGACAGGCCCGGCATACTTCATCGTATCACCCAGACTTCGCAGATCGGTGTTGGTGCGGGTGAATGCGGCGGTCAGTACGTCACTGACGCGATTCATTTCGCCAGCGGGGAGGGTAAATTGAGAAAGGATGTTTGACCCGATATCGGCACTTTCACCCAGCTCTATCCCGCCAGCTAGCGCCATATTCAGTACGCCAGGTAAGGCCGCCTGGATTGATTGCGGAGTAAAGCCAGCCATCGCAAGGAACGCCTGGCCACTGGCGGCATCACGGGTAGTGAAGGCCGTTTCCGCGCCAAGCTTTTTCGCCTGCGCACGCAGTGCAGCAAGCTGAGAATCACTTTTATCAAGCCGTGTCAGTGCCTGTACGCGCGACATTTCCTCATCAAAGCCAACAGCAGGAGCAAGAAAGCGCCCGCCTGCGTATCCGGCAGCCGCCGCACCGGCCACCGCCATCGTGCCGCCGCTGCGAAGTTTCGCGCCGGTTTCTTTTGCCTTCTCATAGCTTGCCTGCGCGCGAGTTACCGCCGCGAGGCGCTGCCGCTCACGCTCAAGCGCCTGGCTGTATTGCTCGGTTCGTCGGATGGCAGATTGCACCGCACCGCTACCGGCATTGAGGTTAACGCCGTGCTGGCGCACTGCCTGACCGGCAGAGCGTAGCTGGGTAGTCTGCTTGTTGTAGGTATCAGTCAGGCGCGAGAGTTTGTTGCGCAGCGTTTCAAGCCGTGTCGTCTGCGCTTCGGTAAGTTGTCCGCCTTCGAGCTGCTTCTGGTTAAGACCATCAAAGGCGCGCTGAGTGCTTCTCAGTTTTTGTGCGGTGTCGTTGGCCTGTGAGCGCAACTTGTCGAAAGACGATGCGCTTTTTTCCAGATCTTTAATGGAAGACTGTGTTTTTTTGAGGGAGTCCGAAAGGCCGCCAATAGCTTTACTGGCGGCACTGACCGGGCGGGTAAGCTTATCAATTGCACTGAACGCAACGCGAATACTAAGATCCATCGTCGTCATCCTCCTGTTCATGGTTGCCGCTTCTGATGGCCGCTTTCTCGCGCCAGGCCATCAACTCGCGCAGATCCATGCCGTACATTTCGGAGGGCGGCCAGTGAAAAATAACTGCAATGTCGGCGATAAGATCGTCGACCTCAGAAAATACCGCTTCTCTTACTCGCTCTCCGTCTCCGCTTCGCTCGGTACGGACGGCGCCGGTTTCGTCAAAAAAGGCGTGATCTCTTCACAGAGCGCGGTGAAGTCACCGGTTGCCATAGAGCCGACGTCAGAGCTGGTTAGCGAAGGCGTGGTGATGCGCGTAAGCAAAGTGGATACAGCATCAAAATCGAAGTTCAGCACATCAACCAGGCGCAGCCCGCGCAGGGAGCCAGCTTGCTTGATATTGTCGTTAATAGTGATGGTGGTAATTTCCTGATCGCCGCGCTTAATCGGCTTACTGAGAATAACGGACATAGCATTTTCTCCGGGCGGCCAGCAGGCCGCCTTAAAGGTGAGTAAAAAGGGTTATCAGCTACCGAGGCCCAGCGCCGACATAATGCGATCCGGGTAGAGATTCTCCCCGTTGCGCTTGTAGATAAAGTTCAGCAGGTCGATTTCCAGCAGCGGTTTATCGTCTACCGACTCTTTGTAGTAGGTATTTTTGATCGCGTAAGTGTGGTTGGTGTCATCACCCTGTTTCGCATCACCCGGATCGATTTCGGTAATGCGACCACGCATCTCAACTTCCAACAATGAGCTGGTCCCGCCGCTGTAAATCTCACCAACAAAACGCAGGCGCACTTCGTCAATATCGCCGCCATATTTCAGGATCAGCGCCTCGACCACACCGCCGACCACCATCGACGCATCCAGCGCCCCGGAGTCAAGACCCAGATCTACCGCCACCGAGCCGACCATGCCGCCGCCCTGGTAGTCTTCCGTTTTCCGGGTGAGTTTCGGGAGCGTGACGCTTGGTACTTTCCCGATGAAGTTTTCCCCGTCAACAAAGAGGGTAAATAGCCGGAGTTTTTTTGGAATAGCCACTATTCACCTCCCAGCGATGCAAAAGCGGATTCGTAATACTGATCGGTGAATGTCTGGATCATCGTCAGATCTTCCAGCGGTGGCACCGGGCTGTAGTTGTAGCGAACGATGGCTTTACCCTGGCGAATGCCTGTTACCGGGTTATCAACGACGTCATACCAGCAGGCCGCGCCAATCAGCTTACCTGCCGTGACAAGGGCCTGAAGTTTGGCATTAATCCCGCTCACCACGTCTTTCACGTTCGCCGGGGTTAGCGGGGTATCCACGGTGGTGAACTGTGCTTCTGCGATACTGTCTGCCAGAATCTGCGCGGTTCGCGTGTACACCTCGAAAATAAATTCTTCGGTGTCGGTGGTGCGGTTGCCCCAGAAACGGAAGCCGTCGCGCTTAATCAGTGTGGTGATCTCGTTGGCGTTCAGCTCGTTGGCGTCGGAATCTTCCGCCTGCAACGCCCAGAACACATCCTTCGCAATCCCCAGCACATTTTTCACCGGCACGTTAGACAGTGATTTATGCCAGCCCTGCTCGTTATCGATAAGCGCCCGCAGACCCAGCGCATAAGCCACCGCCGGGAATTCTTCATTCACACCGGTCAGCGGGTTATAGGCGATGAAGTTCGGCCAGATCAGCATTCACTCACGCTCCGCAAACGTCTCGCGGTAAGTCTTCGCTTCCGCAATGGTGTCGCAGCCGTCGCAGTAGCTGTACGAGAACGCCCGCAACTGCTTCGCGATAACCCGCAACTGCGCGGTAACTTCGGCAGTGTCATAATCCGGTACGCCAAGGATACGAGGGCGATAGCCTGTTTTCTGCTCCGCCGTCAGAAAGGCAAACATCCCGGTATAACTGCCGTCAGCCTGTGTGCCGCCGATAATCAGCTGCGACTGCGTTGGATTGCCTTCACCGGCTTCGGCTTCAGCAACGCGAACGACAATCACGCGGGTACTGACCTGGTCGGAGATAGCTTTCAGCGATTTATACAGAGAGCCAGTTTTACCCGCCTTGCCGAGCACGCTGATAACCCGCGTCACCAGCACCGGAGTGTTAAGTGGAAAGGTGGCAGGGTCGGCGTCTTCGGCTACCGCGACCAGACCAATGACCGTTGAATCAATGTCATTGATCGCGGTCTGGAGGTCGGTATTTTCCTTGACGCGCGCCCCGTGGAAAAAGTTGTCGGTCATACTCTACCGCCATCATGTTGAGTGAGTTCGTGGTCATCTTCGCCGGGATACAGGGTGCTGTCGTGTCTTCAGGGTTGTGACAATTCCGTCACAACAAAAAGCCATCGCCAGTATCGCGCGCGCATGAAACCATCGGCGTGGGGGGAATGAATATGGCACTGACGACAGGCACTATCGACAAGGCAAAAACGCTGCTGGATGAAGGTGTGAAACGATTCCAGGACTATCAGTCTGAGCTATCACGCGTGCCAGCGTTCAGCATCCTGATGGGCGGCAAGGCACTGACTCAGCTTGACCCGCGCATTATTTCACTGGAGCTGACCGACAACCGCGGCTTTGAGGCCGACGAGTTGACCATTGCTATCGACGACAGCGACGGCTTGATCGAGCTACCGCCGCGCGGTGCCGAGCTGTCAGCGTCGCTGGGGTGGCAGGGCGAGCCGCTGGTTTACAAAGGGGTTTACACCGTTGACGAGGTCGCCCATTCGGGGCCGCCGGACAGGCTGGAGATAACCGCCCGCAGCGCGGATTTTCGGGACGAGTTTAACGTTAAGCGCGAGGTGTCCTGGCACAACGTGACGGTCGAGCGGATTGTGTCGGCCATTGCCCGACGTTACAAGCTGACGCCGGTGATTTCAGAGCAACTGATGAGCGCCGAGATTGACCACGCCGACCAGACCCAGGAAAGCGATATGTCATTTCTGACGAGGATGGCCGACCTGCTGGGTGCGATTGCTACTATCAAAAACGGCTGTCTGCTGTTCATCCTCCCCGGGGGCGGTGTCAGCGCGAACGGCAAAGCGTTACCAGAGTTTGCGATCACCCGCTCCAGCGGTGACAGGCATTCATTCCGCATTGCCGACCGCGATGCTTACACCGGCGTGCAGGCGTACTGGCTGGATATGGAGTTTGGCAAAAAGAAAAAAGTGACCGTGAAAACTCGCAAGAAGAAGACCCAGAAGAAGCCGCGCAGTAGCGCCAGGGAAGGGGATTATATCGCGGGCGAAGACGGTAACGTTTTTGTATTACGGACAACGTACGCCAGCGAGACTGCTGCTCAACGCGCTGCCGCAGCAAAATGGCAACAACTCAAACGCGGCGCTGCTGAATTTAATATGACGCTCGCCCGTGGCCGCGCGGATCTGTACCCAGAAATGCATGGCACCGTGTCGGGCTTTAAAGCAGATATTAATAATCAGGACTGGATAATTGCGAAGGCCACGCACACGATCGACGAGGGCGGATTTAAAACGCAACTTGAGCTTGAAGCGAAAATACCTGAATGGATTGCAGAAACGGAGTCATAGCAGCCATAATAACAGTGAGTTCAACTCCCGCCCGGGAGACCATCATGTTCAAGTGTCCTATCTGTGGTGCCGTTGCCAAGACGCGCACCAGTCGTCCATTGAGTAACACAACCGTCCGGCATTATCACCAGTGCCAGAATTTTGAATGTAGTATCACTTTCACCACGCTCAACAGCGTTGAAAAACTGGTAACAAAGCGCGCACAGCGTGAGGCTCTACCGCCGGGCTTTATCCCCTCTGATGCCTTTCCTGCCTCACACTACGGTAACGATCAACTAACCCTCCCAGTTTAAAATAGACCCCGCAAACGCGGGGTTTCTTTCTTGTCAATGCAGAATTATCCGATAAAATAAAAATGTTTTGTAACAAATGACAATTAATAAGTAACGATGGGGATGATTGCTATGGCTTTGGTAAGCTGCCCGGAATGCCGTAAAGAAGTGAGCGATTCAGCATTGAGATGTCCATCCTGCGGTAAACAATTAAGGAAGCCGCGTCGCTCAATTTTTGGGGTACTAATAAAATGGATCTTCATTTTATTTAACATCTTCATGATCTACATCCTTTTTAAAGGGCTAGGCGGAACTGGTGAAGTTATAAGCCATGCTACATCTGAAGCGGAAAGGGCAGGAGCCGCTTTAGGCGCGGGTTTGGGAATGATGGCCATTGGTACTATTTGGGTTATCGGCGACATAGTCATTGGAATACTGGTGTTTCTTACTAGACCAAAAGGATGACCTCATGAAGAAAAGTTTTATTTTCATTGCGACATTTTTAGCCGCTTCCGTTTCTTTGGCTACTCATGCTCAAGAGGAGTCAAGGGACTTTAAAGGGGTTCTTCAGTGCCGGACGATTGAGGATAGCTCACTGCGTCTTTCTTGTTACGATCATTCAATTCCTCCTTCGCGAACGAAGAGCGCTGAAAAATTTGAAAGTAGAGAGCAATGCCCCGATGAAAAAACGGATGAGAGACGTCTGACCTGCTATGACAGATTTTTCTCGCCAACTTTCAAACCGGTGAGTTCAGCCAAAAATGCACCTTTAGACGCTGAAGTTGCTAAAAACGAGGAAATCAGTAAAGAAAAGGTCCTTGAGTGCCGCTCAGAATTAAATGGCACCAAAAGATTAGCATGTTATGACAAGCTTTTTCCGCAGGATGCAGCAGAAGAGGATGAGCCTGCCGTAGCTGAAGCGACTCCGAACCCCGGAAAATGGCTGACCCATATAACAACATCTCCGGTTGATGATTCAAAAAACGTGGTTTTAATGTTACCTAGCAATGATTCCATCAGAACCCCATTTGGCGAGACAGTCACACCAACGATTTTTGTGGCCTGTCGTGAAAAGAAAACTGAAGTTTTTATTAATTGGGATGTGTACTTAGGACTAGAGGAAACAAGTATGCTTTACCGGCTTGATAAACAGAAAGCCGTGGAAAGAAGCTGGTCGATTTCTACCGACACCAAAGCGGTCTTTTATAGTGGCAGAGATATAGATTTTGTTAAGGCTCTAGCTAAATCTGAAAAGATGTTTGCAAGGATAACCCCCTACAACGAAAGCCCTGTGTCGGTCACATTTGAGTTAACTGGGTTGAACAATGCATTAAAGCCGCTGCAGCAGGCGTGTGGCTGGAAATAG